TACCAGCTTTTTTAAGTTGTTTACCTGATTTTCTAGCAGTAGACCTTTTTCTACCTGCCTTAGAAAATTTTTCACCTAATACCCACTTGTTTTCAGCCTTTCTCTTTTTTCTGCGCTCTTTGAGCTTATCTCCAATTGCCATTTTTATTCCTTATTAATTATGCGACGAGCCAGTTCCTGGCCTTTCGCTTTGGTTTTATCCATTGTTTTTTATCTTTATCACGCTTCATATTCGGAGGGAACGCGTGCACTTGAGCATAATAAAGACTCTCTATTGTATCGTCATGGGACATTTTAGGCCCAAAAGTAACAATTTCGTTGATCAAATCAAACATATTTTTCCTTAAACGTACCGTTCCTGTACTAAATCTACCACTTAAACCACTATAAATGCGATTCCTTTTATTAGTTCCGCCTGGTTTCTCAGGTATTACTGCAATATCATAGCGATTTAACCGCCTTCTTTCATCATTTAGTGCTTGAAATATACTTCTATTCATCGCAACATCCTCAACAGTTGATGATATACAATGATATTTTTCGTGGAGTTCCATAATATAATCAACAACACCCTTCTTTCCAATAATCTCACCATTGTCTGGGGCTTTACTCCCTATTGTTGGTATACTTCTATGTCTTTCATACTCTAAAACATATAATTCATTATTTGCGTCAATGGCAATAACCATAATAACGCTAAAGTCAGCATGTTTGGTATCTATATCTGTGGCAGGGTCACATCCTATAAACGTATTAACTGGGGTTTGTTCCCCGTCTTTTACAATATAATTCACACCATCTTCATGTTGATAATACCCATCCCAATAAATAAGATGTCTTCGAGTCCAAACTGCATCCTCATCACTCATTACTTCCATCATATATTCCTGATAGAACTTATGAGGTTGTCCTGAATCAGAATAAAACTTTTTCTTTTCTTTTAATTTCTTATCATTAAAAAAAGACTCCCATAAAGGAGACCCGCTATCCGTTATCGCTTTATAAGTAATTACATTCCATGCAAATTTTTCATTTTCCTTGACAGACTTAGCATGCCTTGTAAGAAGGTTGTTAATAAAACTGTCATAGTGCACAGGAGTACCATTAACACGCAAACGACCAGTATGAGGCTCCAAAGCAGGATATACAACGGCAGTAACAAGATTCGCATTTTTATCCCTCGCTTCTCTAGTTATTGTATTTTGTTCATGTTCAAAATCATCTAATACGATTAAGTCATATCTTTTATGAAGTTTTGCACCTCCACGAATACCAGCAACATTACTCTTGGATATTAGTTTACAACCATTAGTTAATTCAATATCCTCTTCAGTCCACTTCTTTCCTCTCATATTTCCAAAGTAGTATTTGATTCTATCATTATAATCCAAATGATGTTTTATATAATCCATATTTCCCACTGACAATTTCTGAGTTGCAGATACCCAAGCATAGAATAAAAAATCACCCTGACTTGTATCACAAAAGAGAAAGTCCTTTAATATCGAAGCCTTAGTCAATACAGTCTTACCGTGACCACGAGGAATAATGATGGCAACTTGTTTTATTGAACTATCATCAATCACATCTGCCATTTCATAATGAAAGAAAGGAGTCTCACTACGCATAAAGTCCTCATGCAAAAACAACTTACCAAAAGCAATTAAATCCTTACTTGCCACCTTTAAAGCATTCTCAGCTTCACTTACATTCTGACTATTTATATTCACTATAATTCTTTATATCCCTTAGTGTTACTATCTATAAGTCGTCTGATTTCATGTTGATGCTTTAATTCTTTCTGGTATTTCCATACCTTCTATTATTGCAGATATTGTTTCTATTAAATAAACATGTCTCGATGTCATTAAATAAAGATTAGAAGGGAGTTCCCTTTTTATCCCCTTTAATTTAACAATAGACTCATCAAGAGGCATAATAATCTTTTTAGGGACTTTTGCACAACTAGGCTTCATATAATTTGCCCCTGTAAATACACTTGCCGCTATATATACCAACAGTTTCAATATTAAAAATTTCATCATTATATTCTACAACTCCAAAGCCCTGCTGCCAATTATGACGAGCACCTCCTGATGGGACTATTCCGTCTATTCTTGAAAGAGTTCCCAATGTAGCAGCTTGATAAAACCTTGGTTCACCACGAGTCCATATTGTTTTATGAGCCATTTCTAACCTGTGAGTATGTCCTGTAATAATACTTATTCTTGCATTTTCAAGTAACTTAGTAACAGATTGACCACTTTTAGTACCTACTTTATTTCCATGAATACAAACAAGATTATTATTTATATAATATTCTCCCTTTGGATATTCACCAACATATTCAACTCCCATCTTATGCAATCCAAGTAAATATGGTATTGATACAAGAGGAGGAGCTTCAGGTTCGTTGGCAGGTCTTATTCCATATGCTTGAATAGTATTTTTAATGATACTATCAATCATTCTTTTTTCATGATTACCCTCAATGTATATCATATCCTTACAATAAGGTCTTATATTATGAATCCAACTGGATAACCAATCAATGGAAGCTTGCGTTGTATATGTAAACTCAGGCTTCACAAGATAATGAGTACTCCAATCAGGCAGATCAAGCATATCACCAAGTAATACAACCTTATCAGGCTTTATACTTTCAATGACTTTATCCAATAATTCAATTGCTTCTGTATCATGCAAAGAAGTCATCTCTCCAGTCTGCATATTTCTTTTGAACCCAACCTGCATATCAGGAACTACTATACACTTCTTTAAACCATTATCAAAAAACTTAACTTTATTAAAATTAACATCCCTTACAACAGCTCCATGTATTATAGGAAAGTCGCATTTAACAGGTTTCTTTCTTAAAAGAGTTGCCTTCGCCTGATAATTTGTATGAGTATTCCATACTACCTTACCATCAACTTCCTCCTTTGCCGAAACATCCCACTGATTAACTTTAAAATTGGTTATCTCCCATTCAGACCTGTCAATAGAAAAATTATCCAATAACTCATCAAGACTTGGCGGCTTATCTCTATGTACAAAATTCGAATCTATATATTTATAATTACCTTCTTCCCATGAGGACGATGTGGAACCTGATATATTAGCAGGTATTACATCTGAAGAATCACTCCAATGCCTCTCGCAATCATTACATTTATACCTCTGAGACCCAGATTCTCTTGTACCATTCTTCTTTGTATTTGTTGAATCACAATGTGGACAAACCATTATTTCTCCTCTTCTTCAGTTGGACTCTCTATTTGCTTCTGATCCCTCTCAACTCCCTCCAATTGTTCTGGTGAGAAACCCTGAAACATCCCAAGAAGACCAACCTCTCTCTGTTTTACTGTATTACCAGACGTTCCTACTATTTTACCAAGCTCCTTGGTAGATTGTAACACAATATTATCATCTTCACTATAATCAGCAAGTGTTTTTAGCTTGTCAAGTACATACTTATGATCAATACCAAGCTCTTTTGCAATATCTAATACTGTTTTTTCTATTTCTTTCATAACTCTCTCCTGTTTAAGTAATATCGTGGCTTTCTTTCTGGCTTTGTTATTTGAAACTTCATTATAAGCATTTTTGTAAGCATCAACTGCTCCCATCCCTACCACTACATTGGTGGCAAATTCTCTTTCTTTTCTTGTGGGTTTCTTCCTCTCATTCATTCTCTGCGAATTATTCTTCTTCTTCTTACTGAATGTGTACCTATTCGGATGCTCTGAAAAATCAGTATCCATTTTAATGTTTTTTCTATTAAGAAAACTACCGACAACCGTCCTTACCCATCCATCAGCATATTTGTAATTCTTTCTATCTCCAGGATGATCAACCTTCTTCGCAACCTTAAGCAACTGAACAACTCCACCATCATCTGCAACAACCCAATCACCTTCATTAGCTTTTCTCCAATCAGGCTTTACAACAATATTAGGATTACTCTCCCTAAATTCATCAATATCACCGTAAACATAATATGGTCTACCCTTTATAACCTTCTTTTCCAACTTCCTTTTTTCCTTTATGAAATAATTCTCTTAAATCGTATAACTGCAATACTAAATTATCAATTAAATCATTTACCTCTCCTGGTATCATATATACATTCCCATCAATTTCAATCGGAATATAATCCTGATCGGTCAACGCACTCAATATACGCTCCTGATCCTCTCTCGAAAAACTGGATAGTTCTTTTATTTCTTTCGCCATGTATGAACATACTCTATAATTGATTCGGTATCAATAAAAAACTACCCATTTTACAACATGCGAAGACGTCCAATAATCCAACGGCACCTCTATTACCTTTATTACCATTTTGCGACGATTACCCATATATTCACTCCATTTTATGCGGTGATTATTATACACCTTATTACTTATCTTTTCCCTCCCTACCACCCTTGAATTTAAAACACAAGTCAACCCATATCAAAGCACTATTTGCCCAAGTCCTTTCTAAAAAAACTATACGATTTTGATGTGCTTCCTTATTATCATAGGTATCCACTTAAAGTGGATTATCGTAAATAGGATTTACGTTATTTTACATTTTAATATATAATATATACTTAACAATAAATAAAAGGAGTCAGTAATGACTAAATTAATCAAAGCACTCGTTGCTTCAGGAGTAATATCCCAAGGCACTGCTGACCAGATAATGGCAGAGTATAATGCTTCAGATGTTGATGATGCCACACAGGCTATCATGGATGCAGAACCTGATGAGTTCCTAGCAGAGGCTATCATTGAGATGGAAGATAAGTCTCTAGCAGAGCGTAGACGCATTGGCAAGTCTAAAGCTATACGAGCTAACCTCCAGTCTACTCTATGTAGGCAGAATAAGGATGGATTTGCTGCCAGGAAGTGGTCTCAGGTAGCTTGGGCTCTTAAAAACCAAAGATAATTGATGTGTTGTGGATGGGGGGCAGGTGATAGAGTCCCCCTCAACACCCATTCAATTACTATTGGTCTACTTATTGTTCTTTATTTAAACGTATATGTTCGAGATTTAAGTGAAACTTGGGCATTAACATTATTCGTGGTGAACTGATTCTATATGAATTAGAGTGTCACTGATTAATAAATAAGCATGCGCTTGTTAATCGGGCGCTGATGTCCATTCTTTATCATCCTTCAGCAAGGTGGACACGAATAACTTATGAGAGTGAGTATAGGTTAAACTCTCAATTTTTATATTATTAACCATTAACGCCTTTGGAAGGAGGACATCATGAAAACATATTTAATCAGGTTTGAATCAAAAAGTGCTTGGGAAAAGATTGACTTGAATGACACTGGAGTACGAGTAGCAAAGCGTTCAGGGTATGATGTTGTACCGATTGATGGTAGCGAACCTATTCATGCTAAGAATGATGGTGACATTAAAATAGCTATGAAGTCTATTGTCGAATCTATGTCAGAAGTACTTTCCGGCAACGGTTGGTGGGGTTGTAGGAACTGTGACTATGAAGTCGAAGTTGATGAAGTCCCAAGACCAGATGATGGTTTGTGTTTAAACTGTCGTGATTTAATTATGAATAGGACAGAAGGAGGTGTGTCGTGACAAAAGAGGATAGACCAATAGGTGAAAATATAATTAAGGCAGATGTTATCTTATCTGCATGGTTAAATTATTGCCGTGAATCACGAATTTATAGAATACTTGAGTTTCTCAAGGTATTATAAAGTTATGAGGTTACTGATAGTGTTGAGTCCTTTCTGTTAAGGAGACCCAGCAAATTGCCTCCTTCCACATAAATCAGTAACCTCTAATTTAAATTGGGGCTGCTGTGCAACATGGATGATGCCGAGTTTTCCGCATCATAATCTTATAGTGAAAAAAATCTATAAGAACTTCCTTCCACAACACACATCATAGCAGCCTCTAATTAATTAAACAGAAAAGAAATAAAATATGACGAAAAGTAGTGGCTACAGGGCAGATAAGGCTGATTAGGTCAGATGAAAGTCCAAGTGCACAGCCGCGTACTGGATACACCGAAAGGGGCCAGAACTCTTGCAAGGGGCTTTTCGTCTAAATAAACAAATGACAGGAGATAATAATGTTAGAAATTAAAAATACAAATAAATATGATATGTTTGAATTAATTGAGTCAAACAGGCCTATTGATTGGGCCAAAATTGATAGGATGCGAAAAGCAATTAAAGTTAAAAGCTTAATGGAATCATATCAAATAATTGTTAACAGTAAGAAAATTGGTATAAAGAGATATAACACTAATGGTAAGAAATATCCTATTGTTGATGGTCAACATAGATTTATTTCATGTAAACTTGAAGGTGTTGAAATATATTATCAAATAAATGATAACATAACTCTTGATGATATTCCAATAGCTGCTAATTTACAAGATTCATGGAAGTTACAGGATTTTTTACACCATTATGCAACAGCAGGTATTAGTGAATATAAGGCATTTAATGGATATATGCATAAAAATGGATTTCCAGCTTCATCAACTCTTATAATACTATGTGGTAATAGAGGTCGATATGTATCAAGTAAATTAAAAGCTGGTGAACTTGAAATAACAAGAAATTGGACATTTGCAAATAATTTTGCTGCTGCAGTTGATGAAATAGGAAAATATATTAATTTTAGCAAACACGCTCGGTTTCTTGAAGCATTCGTAGAAGTATTTTCACATGATGACTATGATCATAAAAGAATGATGACAAAATTAGAGTTTATGGCAGGTAGAGTAAGAAGGTGTCCTGATATGAAACAGCATTTAGATCAGCTCGAGAAAGTATATAACTATAAATCAAGAGACAAAACCAAGTTTAACAAGGAGTAAACAGTGAAAGAAATAAGTGTAAAGAACATTCCTGACGGTTCATATAAATTAAACAGCCTTCACATAAAAGAAATATTAACAAAATATCCAGATAAGGTGGTTAGCGTTGTTGATAGAGATCGTGATACAGTTGTTATAATGGACACTTGTCGGTTAGTATTAACAAAGGAGTAAATAATGGGAACACGATGTTTAACAGTAATTAATGATGATGATCTTATGGAAGAAATATGTGTTATATATAGACAACATGATGGATACCCAAGAGGACATGGCCTTGAATTGTATAACTTTTTGGATAAATTTTATATAGTTAACGGCATAGGTCTGAATGATGAAAGAAAAATAGCAAACGGTATGAGTTGTTTAGCTGCTCAGTTAATAGCACATTTTAAAGAGGGAGCAGGAAGTATCTACATTCACCAAGCAGGAACGAGAGACATAGGAGAGGCTTATATATATGTTATAACATATGACAGTGAAAAAGATAAAATAGTTGTTGAAGTTGATGATGTGGATTCAAATGCTCCTATATTTAAAGGTGGATTAGAACTATATCATCAGTGGATACATAAAATGAGTTAATTATGAAGGATATGGAATTAATACTCATAAAAAAGAATGATAGATGGATAAATGTAATTAATAATCATACAAATTATGGACTGGATAATGCACTTTGTGAATTATATCAAGAGTTAGATGTGCGTAGGTTCATTATTGAAGATGATAAAGTATATTGCAAAAGGAGAAACAATGAAAATAACAAAAAGTAACTTTGACGCCTATGAAGAAGTTAGAAGATATGGAAGATGGAATATGTTCGATCCAATGGCCAGATTATCTAGTGGATTAAATAAAGATAAATATTTAGCTATAATTGAGAACTATGACACATTAAAAACTAAATTTCAAGAGAAAAAGGAGACAACACCATGGGATTTGACCTCTACGGATTAAAACCACAGAAAAACACAAATGAACCACCAATTTTACTCAAGTTTAGAGATGAAGACGGATGGGTTAAATGGGATGATATGACAGAATCAGACAAAGATGAATATTTTAAGTTTAAAAATAAATACGATGATGAAAATCCTGGACTATATTTCAGGAATAACGTATGGTGGTGGAGACCATTATGGGAATATATATGTATTGAATGTGAAAATATACTTACAGACAAAGACATAGAATCTGGTTCTTATAATGACGGACATAAAATAAGTAAAACTAAATCTAAAAGAATAGCATCAAGATTAAGAACATTAATTAAAGATGGAAGTGTTGTTGAGCATGCAATTGCATATCATGTACATTTAGAATCATTACCACTTGAAGATTGTGGTATATGCGATGGAAGTGGACATAGAAATGATAACATTGTTCAAGGCCCCTGCAACGCTTGTAATACAGAATATACAAAAGAAGCAGGGATTCCAATTGGAAAAAAGTATAATTGGAAATTATCTTATCCATTTGAAGTAGAAAACATAATTGGATTTGAAAGATTTTGTGAACAATCAGGCGGATTTAAGATATGTTAATTAAAATAGTAATTGACTCTAAGTCAAGATATTATTAAATTTAGATCGATTTAAGGGAAGAAAAACATGAATATAGAATCAATTTATCATGATTACTTAGTTCATTTGGAAAACAAACGTGAGAAGACAAAAAAGCTATTTCATGCTTCTGCTGCAGGCTCATGTTTAAGAAAACAAATGTACAATTATTATGATTATCCACAAGATAAAAAAGATAACAGGTCATATAGAATTTTAAGATTAGGAACTGTTGTTCATAGTGACATAGCTGATGCAATGGAATTACATGTTGGATTAAACTCTGACAACTCTACAATGACAGATAAAAACATAGGTAAAATATATGTTGAAGAACCAGTAGAGATAAAAGAGCTTAATGTAGTAGGTACATTTGATTTAGGAGAAAGTACTTACTGGCATGATAATAAAACTAAATTTACATTATATGATGTTAAAACCGCTGCTGCTTATAAATGGACAACAATGTTTGGTAGAAAAGAAAATAGAAAACCTAATTCATCTAATAATTATAAATTGCAATTAGGTACTTATGCTCTTGGTATTGAAGAAAAGTATGCACCGGATAAAATAGAAATGTATTTGTTATGGTATAATAAAAATACAAGCCATATAAGAGAACAATTAATTAGCCCTGAGTGGGTAGATAAAGCTCTTGAATACTGGACAGAAGTAAACGAGATACTTAATGATTGTGGAGAAGACTTTACTCACGATTTAGATCCCGGATGGATTCCAGGTGTACCTTTCAGTGATTGGGAATGTAAATATTGTCAATTTTACAGTATATGTTCCAGCACATTAGCAGATAAAAAATAATGAGGAAACAAATGACAAATAAAAAAGAAAAGAACAATGAGTTAATGATATATGATAAACAATCATTACAGGCTGTAGACCAAATAAGAAAAGCAATAACAAAGAAACATAAATCAGTATCAAACCAAACTACTCCAAATCCATATGTTAAAAAGAAAATGGGATTGGACTATGTTGAATATGGTTATATGAGGGATGTTGTCGATAAAGAATATCCTGGTTGGAGTTGGAAAATAATTAAAACTGAAACATTAGGCAGTGAAGCTTTTATGGTTCATGGAAGACTAAAATGGTACGATGAAGGTATTTGGAGAGAAGGTGATATGACTGCTGCTCACAGAATACAAAAGAAACGTGGCACAAATGAGTTTGTAGATGTTGGTAATGATGTTAAAGCTGCTAATACTGATTGTATTAAGAAAGCC